ATAATTTTTATTATGAATTATAGTTTAGCAAGGGAAATTTATGGTTTAAATCCATGGTGTGTAGATGCTATTTCGATGCCATCTTTAACGGCAATTTTAAAAAACATGCAAAATGGTGTTTCACTTGAAATTCCTGAACAAAAATACAATTCGGTTTCTCTTTTAAAAATTGAAAACAAAACACGAACTATTAGCCAAAATTGGCAATTAGATAATAATGATGAATTTGAAGCTATAGGCGTTATAAATTTAGATGGTCCAATTACAAAAGGAGGCGGCGCTTCTAGTTATGGAACCAAAGATTTAAGCAAAATGATGCTTCAAATGTCAAAAGATGATCGTGTTAAAGGTTTTGTTTTGAATGTAGATTCAGGTGGTGGTTCTAGTGCGGCAGTTCAATTAATGGTAGATACTATTAATGATGTAAAACAAACAAAGCCAGTTTATGCTGTAGTAAGTAAAGGCGGAATGGCTGGAAGTGCAGCTTATGGTATTGCAAGTGCAGCAAATAAAATATATTCAGAAGATGAAATGAATATTGTAGGTTCGGTTGGTACTATGATAAGTTTTGAAGGTCGCCCGGCAAACTCAACAGCTCCTGATGGAACAAAACATATTGTTCTTTATGCTACAAAGTCAACTGAAAAAAACAAGGCTTTTGAAGAGGCTTTAAATAATGATAACTACAAACTTTTAATTAATGATTTATTAGACCCAATGAATGAAAATTTCATCAAAATGGTTGGTTCAAATAGACCTCAATTAAAAGAAACAAGTTTTGACAATGCACATACTTTATTTTCAAAAGATGCTATAGGAACTTTTATAGATGGAATAGCAAGTTTTGACCAGGTTGTTGAAATGGTTATGAATGAATCAAAAGTGATTACAAATAATAATAATTCAAGTTTAACTAATTCTCAAAAAAAAATGACAAAAGAGGAATTGAAACAGTCGCATCCAGAAGTACATGCAAGTATTGTAGCTGAAGGTGCAAATGCTGAACGTGAGCGTGTAGCTTCATGGATGGTTTATGCTGAAACCGATATTGCAACGGTAACGCAAGGTATTGAAAGTGGTGCGGAAATCACCGCAAGTCAAAGAGAAAAACTAATGGTAAAAATGAACTCAAAAGGTATGTTAGAAGCTTTAAAAGCTGACAACCCAACAGAGGTTATTCCTGCAGAATCTCCAATTGAAGCTGACCCTAAAAAAGAGGCAGAATCAAATGAAAATCCGTATTTAAAATTTGTAAAATAATAAGGTATGAATGACGTTAATCAAAGAAATGTAACTCGCAATCAATCGACTGCGGATTATCAAATTAAAAGAATTTTTGTTTTTGACAATCGTTTTGAAAGCGGAAATTACTTAAACAATTCTGGAGCTACTGCTACAATAGAGGCTGGAATGTTAGTTGCAAGAAGTACAACTGTCGCTGGTGGTTTAATTCCTGTTACAAGTGCTAATTTAGCAAATGTAATTGGTATTGCTGCGCTTGAAGGTGCTGTTGATTTAGCAAATGCAGCAACTTTATCAATTACTTATGGTACAAAAGGAACTATTGACGGAAATCAATTAGTTTTACCTGCTACTGTAACATTAGATACAGTTGTTGGTCAAAAGACTTTAAGAGATGTATTGGAAGGAATCGGATTCCATGTTGATACGTCTAGTGTAGAACATACAAAATTTGATAATTAATCATGATTACATTAAATCAACACAGAGCAAGTTTAACGCAAGCGTTAGTAGCTCAATTTTTAGACCAAGCCAAAGTAAAAACTGGTTTTGGTGCTTTTTTTCCTGCTAAAACTACTCAAGCGAAACAAATTTCAATTGAAGTAGAAAGACATGGTAAGCCAATTGCCGTAGATGTGCAAAGATGTACAGACCCAATTAGAAATGTTTTTAGTAAATCAACTGAAAAGATTTTTGTTCCGCCTTATTTTCATGAAAGTTTTGATTTTACATTATGTCAAAGTTATGATGTAACTTTTGGACGTGGTGTTGTCCCACAAGGTTCTTTCACGCAATCAATTTTTCAAGAAGCAAATAAAGAACTTTTAGCAATTCAAAATAAAATCAAGAGAGCTGTATTATTACAACAGGCTCAGGTTTTAATCAATGGAATTGTTACTTTGAAAAACGGTGATAACATCGATTATAAAAGAAAAGCAGGTTCTATGGTTACCAAAAGTGTAGCTGCTGAAAAATGGACTGCTCCAACAACTTCTGATCCTGTAAAAGATTTGAAAGCTGCTGGTGAGTTTTTACGTGGAACTGGTAATTCTGGTGCTTCTGAATTGAACGCAATTATGGGTTCTCAAGCTTTTGAAAATTTTATGGCTTCATCAAAAGTATTAGCTTTAGGTGATATTAGAAATGTAAATCGTGTGGCAATTGATATGCCAATGATGGATAATGTATCAGGATTAACTTTACAGGCAAAAGTTGGAGCCGGTGATTTTATTGTTTATGTTTGGACATACAATGAAACTTATGAAAATGCAAGTGGAGTTGAAACTCGTTATTTAGATACAAATACAGTAGTTGTTTTACCTACTGATTTTGTTGGAAATACAGTTTATGCTGGTTTACCTGCTGTAATGGGTGATGCAATTTCAGGACAATATATTGCTAATGTAGAAGCTGAATTTTTAGTTTACGATGTAATTGATCAGAAAAAAAGAGCTTGGGAATACATTGTAGATTCTGCTCCTTTAGTTGTTCCAGTTTCAGTTGACCGTATTTATACACTTGTAACAACTTCATAGTATGAGAACGTTTAAAGTTTTAGTAATCGGGCACCAATTAAAAAATCAAGTTATTGCTAAATTTGGGGATTTAGTTGATGAGAATCAATTGTTAGGTAATGCTGATGAATTGGTAAAAGCTGGTTTTGTTGAAGAAATTTTGGAAGCAAAAAAAGGTAAAAAATCAGAAGAATCTGAATCAGCTGAAATTGAAGTTGAAAGTCCAGAAATTTTGGAAGCAAAAAAAGGTAAAAAATAATTTACAATGAGTGGTGATATTTTACAGTTAGCAAAAAGAGATTCTAAATTCTTTGTTACAAATGGAGGGTTTGAAGTTGATATTGAGTTAGTAACTCCGACAAATGATAGGTCTCTTTTGCTAACTGGTTTTGCCACGAAACATTGGATTAATTTTGATACCGATGGCAATCCAGTAAATTCAAAAAACGTCCATATTTGTATTGATGAAGCTATTTTAGTGTCTAATGGTTATCCGCATAGGTCAAAAAATAACGAAATATTTTTGAAAAATCATTATGTTTCTTTTCCTGATTCTAGTGGTTTTCAAAAAAAATATGTTGTTCGTGAGAATTTTCCAGATGAAACATTAGGTTTAATAGTTTGTATTTTAGGTGATGTTAATTTTTAGTAGATGAGTGTTTTAATAACGGAAAAAATACCAGTTCAAAACTTCGAAATTGTTAAAAACAACCTCGAAGTTATTTTGTTTAAAGAACTTGACAATCAAGTAAAAAAACAATGTACTGATTTAGATATTCAAGTTTTTACAGAACGTCAAGAGCCTTATGATAAAGGTGAAGATGTTGTAGTAAACGTTTCATTAAATAACATACCATATTCTGGAATTGACGAAAAAAATACAACGGGTAATTTAAGTTTTAATATTGATATTTATGCTAGAGGTTTTACTACTTTAGATAATGATGGAAATAAATTTTCAAGAAGTAAATTAGAATTGGTTACAGGATGGATTCGCTACATTTTAAGTTCTACTAAATATTCTACTTTAGGTTTTCAAAAAGGGATTATAGGAGGCACTTATGTAGATTCAATTCAATTTGATGATAATTATGGAAATCAAGATGGTGCATATGTAAGAATGGCCAGATTACAATTTTCAGTTAGAGTTATCGAAAATCAATCTATGTTTGACGGAATAGAATTACTAGGAAATGATACTATCATTCGTTTATGTGATGGTTCAAAAGGATATAAATTAACTTTTAATAATTAGAAAAAATGAGTACAATTTCAACCGCAGTAGGTTTAGAAAGACGTTCAAGAGTTTCGGGATATAAAATCAAAAAAGGTTTTTTTTCGAATGATACTCAAAATTTACCTCAGATTATTGCTGTTTTTGGTGAAGCAAATACCGCTAATCAATCAGGCTTAACAGCAAATAAAAAAGAGGTTACAAGTGCAAAAGAAGCTGCCGAACTATATGGGTATGGTTCTCCAATTCATAGAATAATGAGAATTTTACGCCCTATTTCAGGCGATGGTGTTGGTGGAATCCCAACAATTGTTTTTCCACAGGTTTCAGATGTAGCAGCAACTGCAACAATAAGATCATGGACCGTAACAGGAACAGCAACTTCAAATGCGACACACGCTGTTGTAATTAATGGGCGTGATTCAATTGATTTTCAAAGTTCTTCATTTAGTGTTGTTGTTGGTGATACTCCGACTATTATTGCAGGCAAAATGAAAGATGCTGTAAATTCTGTTTTAGGAAGTCCTGTAAGTGCTACAAATACTGCCGGTGTTTTAACTTTAACATCAAAATGGAAAGGAGCTACTTCTGCTGAAATAAATATTTCAATTGATTTTGGAAATAATTCTGCTGGAGTTTCTTATTCTCAAACAACATCAACTAATGGTTCAGGTACTGTAAATTTAGCTAGTTCATTTGCTCAATTTGGTGATGATTGGTACACTACAGTAATTAATCCTTATATTGATAAATTAGGAGAATTTGAAACGTTCAATGGGTTTCCTGATGAGGATGCACCTACGGGTCGATATAATGGTTTAATTTTTAAACCTTTTATGGCTTATTTTGGTAGTTTACTTACTAATAAAGATAATTTAGCTACAATTACAAATGATTCTGCTAGAATAAATCAATGTACAAATGTACTTTGTCCTGCACCAGGTTCATTAGGATTTACTTTTGAAGCTGCTGCTAATGTTGTTGCTTTATTTGCTAGAATAGCGCAGGATTCTCCGCATTTAGACGTAAATAACAAGTCTTATTTAGATATGCCTGTTCCTTCTAATGGAAATATTGGTGATATGTCAGATTATAATAATCGTGATTTTTTAATTAAAAAAGGTTGTTCTACTGTTATTTTAGAGAATGGAGCTTATAAAATTCAAGATTTAGTAACTACTTATCATCCAGAAGCAGAAACGCCATTACAATATTCATATGCACGTAATTTGAATTTAGATTGGAATGTTTCAGATGCTTATAGAACATTAGAAACTATAAGATTAAAAGATAAGACATTAATTCAAGATGGTCAAGTTTCAGATGTTTCAGGAACTGTTAAGCCAAAAGAATGGAAAGCTGTATTGTTTGATTTGTTTGAGGATTTAGCTACTAGAGCTTTAATTAATGATCCTAAATTTTCAAAAGATAGTTTGTTAGTTCAAATCAGTTCTACTAATCCGAATCGTTTTGAAACGTTTTTCAGATATAAAAGAACAGGTATTGCTCGAATAGAATCTACTGATGTTGAAGCTGGTTTTTAATTTAAAATAATTATAAGATATGTCAAATTATAGTTTTGGGGATGTTGAAGAAATTGTATGTCAACATTCATTGGGTGAATTTAGATTTTATCCAAAATCAAATGAAAGCTTCACGCTTGACAAAGGAGGAGTAAGAGCTAATGACGATGCAAATCAAATTACATCAAATGGTCAAATGATGTCGCAAATGAATCGTGTTCGTTGGAGTGTTGAGGGGCCAGTAGCTGTTGATACCATTAATGATAAAGAATTAGAGGTTGTTAACAATTTGATGGCTCATCCTGATTTGGGTGTTTGGACTTTTTCAATGTTAAATGGTTCGGTTTACAAAGGTAAAGGTCGTCCAGTTGGTGATGTTCAAACTGATTCAAACGCAGGAACAATGACTTTAAAAGTTGCTGGCGGTGGAGTTTTAGAAAAAATCTAAAAAAATATTATTCCCTCGATTTATTTCGGGGGAATTTTTAAGTTAAAACAAAAAATAAAAACAAAAAACATTATGTCAAAAAAAGAAAATCAAATTTCAGAAGAAATTGCAATTCAAGAGGTTTTAGATTTTGTAAATTATTATTCAAAAAAACCGATTAAATTAGAAGAGGTAAAGGAACAGTATTTGTCTACAGTTGAAGCTGTTCAAAGTGGTAATTTAGTCTTTGAAGGAGAAACTAAAAAGCCAAAATATACATTGGTACACATTTTAAAAAATGAGGAAGGTGGTATTTATATGGATGGTATCGAGTTTAAAACAAGAATTAAACCAACAACAAAAGCTGATTTAGCAAAAGGATTAGATTTACAAAAAGATTTAGCTAATTATTCATTACGTTGTATTTCGCATATTATTGGAACTACAGTAAAAGAATTAGATAAATTTGAGCCTATAGATTACGATGTAATTTCAGAGGTTTCTGCCGTTTTTATGGCAGGTGGTCGTTAGATATAAATGATTCAATGCTTAAAAGCGTTGTTTTATACTTCGAATGGCCACCAAACATAGTAGCCGAAATGTATTGTGATGATTTTGATTTTCAAGGGATCACATACTGGTACGATGAGGTTAAAAAGATTGATAAAAATTTTAAAAAATAAGAATGTATGGCTGCAACAATGAGAATACCTACCGAGTTTACCGCAGTTGATAAATTTACGTCAGTAGTCAGTAAAATGACTGCTGGCGTTTCTAATTTTAGTAAGTCGACACATTCTGCAATTGACAGAGTTAATTCAAAAGTTAACGGTTTGTGGAGTTCTATGGATGGATTTAGTCAACTTGCTTTAGGTGCTGGTTTTGTTGGATTGGGTGCGGCAGGTGTTAAATCCGTAATGGAATATGAAGATGCTTTAGCTAGTTTTAGGACAATTGTAAGTGATTTAAGTGATAAAGATTTTGCAAAATATTCAAGTGCTATTGGTATGGTTGCAAATGAAACTAAAAAAAGCACTATTGATGTGGCAAAATCATTTGAGAAAATTGCAGGTTTAAATTCAACTTTTGCGCAAACAGAAACTGGATTAGCTGCTGTTTCAAAAGCATCTATAACATTAAGTAAAGCTTCTGGTGATGAATTAGGAGTTGCTGCTGAAAATTTAGTTGGAATAATGAACCAATTTAATTTAGGTGCAATGGAATCTGATAGAGTAATTAATGTTTTAGCGGCTGGTCAAGCTGTTGGTGCGGCTTCAATTACACAATCTGCAGAAGCTTATAAGAATTTTGGAGCTGTTGCTAAAGGTGCAAATATTACATTAGAAGAATCCCAAGCTTTAGTTCAAACATTGGGTAAGTTTAATATGTTTGGAGCAGAAGCTGGAACAAAATTAAGAGGCGTAACATTACAGCTTCAAAAAGCTGGTTTAGGCTATGCAAGTGGTCAATTTAATATTAATGATGCTTTAGCGGATGCTGTTAAAAAAACAAATAGTTTACGAAGTGCAAGGGAAAAAGATGCTTATATTTTAAAGACATTTGGAGCTGAAAATATTACTGCTGGTAAAATATTGTTATCAAACATAGATGTTTATAAAGATTATGTAAAAGGAGTTACTGGAACATCGGAAGCTCAAAAAGCCGCTAAAATTAACACTTCTACTCTTTCATCAAAATGGGATGAATTAAAAAATAGTTTAATTAATGTTCTTACAACTAATGATAAAACAAATGGTGTTTTAGATACTACAAAAGGTGTTTTAGGTTTTATTTCTAATAATTTAAGCACAATTTTAAAAGTTTTAGGTTTTGTGATCGCTGCTTTTGTAACATTTAAAGCTATAGTTTTAGCATCAACAATAATTTCAGGTGCTTATAATATTGCTTTGGGTGTTATGGGCGCATTATCAGGAAAGGCTGCAATTGGTATAGGAGCAAATAATATTGCTTTAGGAGCTTATAGAGCTACTTTAGGAATTGCAACAGCTGCTCAATGGGCATGGAATGTTGCGATGACAGCCAATCCTGTAGGTCTTATAATTGTTGGCGTTGCTGCTTTAATAGCTTTAATTGTATCTGCTATTGCTTATTATGATGAATGGGGAGCTGCTATACTAGCTTTAATGGGTCCATTTGGTTCTATTGTAAATTTGATAATGAGTTTACGTAAGCATTGGGATTCAATAAAAGAGGCTTTTGCTACTGGTGGAATAATTGCTGGATTTAAGCGTTTAGGGGCTGTTATTTTAGATTCTGTTTTATATCCAATTCAACAACTTTTAGGAATGTTAGCTAAAATACCAGGAGTTGGTTCTATGCTTGCACCTGCTTTGAAAGGAGTTGAAACATTACGTAAAAATTTAGGTGTTTCAGATGAAAAGAAAGTTGAGATTGTAGCACCCAAACAAGAAGCAATGAAACAACAATCTGCTGGTCAATTAAACGGTAACATAAACTTAAATGTTAACGATAAAAATAAAAATATTTCAAATGTTAAAACTGATTTTTCAGGTATTCCTGTTAAAACAACAAGTACAATTGGTCAAAGATGATAACAAAAGATATTAATTTACATGAATCTGGAAACGGTGGCGAAATGGCTATCGTTTCTAATGATTTATTAATGGGTGAAAGTTTATTTCAACAGGTTTATTTAGCGTTGTTTGGTGGGAATGTAGAGGCTAATACTTTAGGAAATGAATTGATAATTCAAGAGCGTTATGATTGGTGGGGAAATCCTTTGTTTTTTTCTGAAAATCAAAGTAAACAATTCAATTCTAATACCGAAAGAACGATTAATAATGTAGCTTTGAATAGTCAGGGTAGATTACAAATTGTAAACGCTATAAATGAAGATTTAAGCTATTTGAGTGATCTTTTAACTTATGATATAAATGTTCAATTATTTGAAGTAAACAAAATAAGAATTATTATAAATTTTGTTCCAAAATCTAATCAAGAAAATAGGGTTTTACAATTAGTTTATGATAATGCAAAAAATGAAATTTTAATTGAAAAAATGGTATGAGAGAAATTCCAAGTTTAGTAGATATTAAATCTACAATTGCAAATGATTTAAAAACAAAATTAAATCTTACAGATTCAAATTTAAAATATGTTTTAGATGCTATGGATAGTGTTTTAGCTGCACAATTCAAACTTGTTTATTTATATTTATCGGATGTTCAAAATAATATTTTTCCAGATACAGCCGATATTGAAGCAAATGGCGGAACTTTAGAAAGATTAGGGCGTATTTATTTAAATAGAAATCCTAGACCTGCTACAAATGGAATATTCAAAGTTTCAGTTACAGGAACTGCTGGAGGTTTTTTAAGGAGTGGTTTAACGTTTAAATCAAACGAAAATTCTAAAAATCCTGGTCAGATGTTTGTTTTAGATGCTGATTATACTATGACAGGCACTAATGATGAAATAGAAATAAGAAGTTTAGGTGCTGGTACTGATTATGATTTAAATTTGAATGATCAGTTAACTATTACCGAACCAGTTATAGGAGTTGATAATTTAGTTATTGTTTTTGAAATAGTAGAACAACCAATTGCAAGTGAAAATATAGAGGTTTACCGTCAAAATATTTTAGATGCTATTCAATTAGAGCCGCAAGGTGGTTCAAGAACAGATTATAGATTATGGGCTAATGATGCCCAAGGAGTTAGGAAAGTATATCCTTATGTAGAAAATGGCAATGCTGGTACAGTTCAAGTTTTTGTTGAAGCTACAATAGAAAATAGCATAGATGAACACGGAACTCCTAGTACAAGTTTATTGAATAATGTTTCTGATGTTATCTTATTAGATCCTGATGAAACAAAACCTTTAAATGAAAGAGGTAGAATTCCAATTCAAGCTAATTTAGAAACGTTGCCTATTTCTATTGTTCCAGTTGATGTGATTATAACCGGTTTATTTGATAATAGTACAAGTGTGCGCGATGCTATTAAAAGTAATTTAGATTCTTATTTGTTAGATGTTAGGCCGTACATTGCTGGCGCAGATTTGCCACGTTCTAAAAATGATATACTTTATTCAGGACGTTTACAATCAGTTGTTACTGATGTTTTAAGTAGTTCTAATTTTTTTACAAGTTTTGATATGCAAGTTGATGGTGTATCTGTGAATAGTTATGAATTTGAAGGTGGTTTTATTCCTTATTTAAGAAATGTAAATTATGTATAATGTAACAGAAAAAAGCACAATTCATGGTATTGGAACACCTCATGGTTCAAGTGTTCCACATCGTATGCCAGTATCAAGTGAAGTAAATTTAACTGATATAATGTCAAATTTAGCACGTCAATTATATCCAACTGGTCGTGCATGGTGGATGCAAAATAATGGTATTTTTGACAATTTACATAAAGCTATAAACAGAAGTTTAATTCGTGTTTTAAATGATGCGGATTTAACAATTGATAGTTGTTTTCCAGATAATATAAATTTTAGCGAAAATGACGCTAATTTGTGGGAATATCGTTTAGGATTAACAACTAATAATTCATTGTCATTAGAATTAAGAAAAGAGGCTATTTTAAGGAAAATGAGTTATCCACGTGGAATAGAAGCGCGCCAAAGTAAATTGTTTATTGAAAGTCAATTAAAGTTAGCCGGATTTAATGTTTGGGTTCATGAAAATACCCCTCCTTATTTAACTCCAAATGAAATAGTTTCTTTGAGTTTAGAATTAACGCAACACGGTAATGGTGTTCAACATGGTGGCGGAACTCAACACGGATATTTGAATTATGATGTTATAGCAAATGAAGCTATTATTAATGAAAGTTTTAGTGTTGGATCTAATTTATGGGCTACATTTTTTATTGGTGGTGAAAATTTAGGTGAAAGTGCTATTATTCCAAATCAAAGACTTATTGAATTTAAAGAATTAGTTTTAAAATTAAAACCCGCTCATACAGTAGTTTATACGTTTATAAATTTTGTTTAACTTTGAAAAAAAATATTAGAAATGAGAAAAAAATTATTAGCACCAAATATTGACAATTCAAATCCTACATTATATCCATGGGGAAGAATTAAAGACAATACAGGTGCTGGGAATGGAACGCCTGTAAACGAATTTATTTACGGTGATATTCACGAAATGAAAGATAAATTAGCTAGATTATACGGAATAGAGCCAAATGGATTACCGGATAATGAAACTAATGGTTATCAAACAATTGAATCTTTACGTGCTTTAGCTTCTAAAAATGATTTTATTATTGATTTAACTTTATCTTCAGGAATAGTTTCTGCTGCAATTAAATTGGGTTTTATGTTAGAAAAAGAATCTGTTTTATGTTTAGCAGGTTTTAATTTTTCTACAGAAACACAAATTAAAGGAATTGATAATGTAACTTATAGTTTAAATTTAATAGGTAGCTTTAAAAGTGGCGAATATGTTCGGTTAATAAAAACATCAACAGGAATAACGTTAATTCGTGAGGTTGATGCTGTTAATTTAGATTTAGCTGTGTCTGAATTTAACTTTTTGAAAAAAGCATCACAAACGCAAGAAAATGCGGGTACAATAGATACTGCAGCAACAACTCCTTTAACTAATAAAACAGTATTTGAACGTCGTGTTAATGGTGTTGATTCTTCTATTTATTTAGCAACACAATTAAGAAACGGTCTTTTATCAAAAGAAGATAAAGCTATAATTGACAATATTGCAGCTAATCCAATAAAAAATATTGGATGGTTTAGTGGTTTTAATCCTGGTTCTGGTACAATTAATCAAAATTTACCAGTTAGTGGCAATATAACTAATGCAAAAATAGTTGATGTTTTAAGTGGAATGACTGTTGTTGAATGTACTTTAAGCAATGCAATGACAGGAACTAATTATGAAGTTCAAACTAGTATTGAAAGTTTAGGTACTTTTAATAATGATACCCCAGTTTATCCTTGTTTGTTTAAAGTAATTTCAAACAACACAATACAAATAGCTATGCGTGAGCCTATTTCAACTACGCATAATTTAAAAATTCATGTAAGAACAATTCAATTATAATTTATGAAAGTATTAGGAAATTTATCAGTTGATAAGGATACAAATGCAAAGTATCCTTTAGGTTCAAATATCCAAAATGAAACCGACACATTAAATGGAACGCCAGTTGTTCGTGAAATATATGGAGACATATTAATGAATTTATACAGGATTTTAGAGCTTACAAACATTACGCCTACTGATACAGAAGATAATAAAGACACACAATTTCAATTAGTAGAAGCTTTAAAAAAATTACCAAATTCATTAAATGACATAGAACAAGTTTTAACGCTTTCTGGTTCGGTTTGGAGCGTTCCTTTTGATTTAAGTATTTTACCAAATAAATACTTTTTTATAGCGCGTGCAAGTGAAAATTATGTAAGTGGAACTACTTTTAAAGGTTCTGGAACTACAGAATTACCTTTTACTTCTAGTGGTTTTAATGCAAGTGATGAAATTTTAGTTATAATTGATACAAATGAGGTTCGTGCATATTCTTTAAATTTAGATAATAAAGCCGATTTAATTGATGGAAAAGTACCAGCGGAACAACTACCTTCTTATGTAGATGATGTTTTAGAATATGATAAAATAGATGATTTTCCTGATCCAGGTGAAACAAGTAAAATTTATGTAGCATTAGACACTAATAATGTATACAGATGGAGTGGCAGTAATTATATAGAAATTTCAAATCAAAATGCATTATGGGGTTATATTGGTGGGGATATAGCAAACCAAACTGATTTAATAGCTTTGATAAATTCTACTGTTAAATATCCTCTTTTAAAACTTGGTAGCGGTTTTATTTTATCTAATGTTAAAATTGTTTCTACAACTCAAAATTCTCCAAGAAATAACATTGAATTAGATTTAATGCCTTTTGTTCCTGAATATAATTTTACAAGTTCAAACTTAATTTTTAATATAGGTTCGGGTACTGCTGGTGCAAATTGTAGAATAGTTGTATATTCACATAATCCATTAACTGGGCTTCCAAAAGATAAAATATTTGAAAGCGCAGATCAATCGGTTTCTGGAACAGGAACTAGATTAATTTCATGGATAAATAATTTTGAAGTAGGCAAAGCCTATTGGTTAGGAATAGTTTGTTCTTCTAATACTCCTACATTTACTTCTGTTCCAGGCGCAAGTCAAAATATTATAGGGATTGATACGACATCAGGTTTTCAGACATATACTCAAATATCTAAAGTTATTACTTCATATAATAATACTCCTTTAGATTTTGGAACCACACATACAAAAAAAACAAATCCTTTCCCAATAATAGGAATACAAATACAATAAAAAAATATTAAAGCTATAACATGCGTTTAGACGTCAATACAGATGCCTCTATTAAACTAACTGCAAAATTGGAAAAGTTGCATCGGTCAGCTTTTCCAAATGCGGTTAGATTTACGTTAAATGATGCTGCTTTTGAATCAAAAAAATTAATACCCGAAAAAGCATCTAAAGAGTTTACGATACGTCAAAAAAACTTATTTAAAAAAATGAGCATTGTAGAGAAAGCAAAAGGATGGAATGTAAATAATATGGTTTCAAAAGTGGGTATTGATGGCTCAATGGGTTCTTTAAGTGATGGTTTAGAAAAGCAAGAAACTGGTGGAAATTTAAAGGGTAGAAAATTAACTCCACATAATTTAGGTCGTATTTCTGGAAATTATGCAAAAAAATTAAAAGTTAAAAATCAGTTTTCAAAAATCGATAAAATTGGCACAAAAAATAAACGCGTAAAAGGTTCAAAATATTTTAGAATAGACAAGGGAAATAAAGGAACTGTATTTGAACAACAAGGAAAAAAAATAGTGCCTATTTACAATTATCGAAGTAACCCGATTTCAAAGTTGAAAAAAAGACCTTTTTTACAACCTAGCGCATTAGAAGCAGCAAAAAGAATGGAGCAATTTTATTTTAAAAATGCACAATATCAATTTAAAAAATACTTATCATGAGTTGGCAAGATAAATTACAAAATATACAATTTTCAATTAAAACTGGTGACGGTAAAGAGTGGTTCCCTCTTTTTAAAACTGGTGAAAAATCAAAAGAATTTAATACCTCAATTTATGATTTTATTGATGTTCCTAAATCTTTAGTAGAACGTAAACAGCCAAAGAGTAGTAAGTATCCTTTAACGTTTTGGTTTGATGGTGAAAATCATGTTGAAACAGCCGAAGAATTTGAAAATAGTGCAAATGATAAACGATATTGGATTATCACTCATCCTTACTATGGAACTATAAAAGGACAGCCTATAAGCATTACAAGAAATGATGTTAATTTAAACATTACAGAAATTAGCATTGATTTTTGGGAATCAATTGTTTTTGATTTTCCAAAGTCTAATTTATCAGTCCAGGATAATACATTAACAAAAAAAGATGGTGTTTTAGATAATTGCGCTGTAAGTTATTCGGGTCGTAAAGTTCAGGCTACAGAAGATATTCAAAAAAATAAAGATGCTACTTTGTTAATTGCAAAATCATTTGAGAAAATACAAGGTGATGATACTTTTTCAGAATATCAAAATGCATTATCAAAAGCATTAAAAGCAAATGACAAATTATTAAGTGATTCTTTTGATGCTATTTTAAAAACGCAGGTTTTAATTGATTCACCTAGTGATTATGAACGTACAGTAAAAGAAAAAATATCGGCATATAAAAGTGTTTTTACTTCTTTGAATACTATTTTAAACACTGTTGCTGATAAATTATTTTATGAAAGCATAGGAGCTTCAACTATGGCATGTTATTGTAATGCTGCTGTAAATTATGAATTTGGAGTTGATTATGTAACAGCTTTAGAAGTTGAAAGTGTCGCTAGTGATTTGATTCAAATTTATGATTCTTATTTACAATTATTGGATAGCGCAAGTACTTCAAATTATGTTGTTGAGGTTGGTTATCAACCAAATCCAATAGTTCAAACACAATTAAATGATTTAATTCTTTACACTTTGTCAAATTTATATAATGTAGCTTTTGAATCGCAACAAGAACGCATTGTATATGTTGAAAAAGATACTAATATTGTTTTATTGACACATCGTTATCTGGGTTTAGCAAGTGATGAAAATATTGAAACATTTCGTAAAATAAATGATATTAAGTTAAAAGAACTTTTTAAAATTAAAAAAGACCGTAAAATAAAATATTACGTATAATGAAAGTAAAAATTAACGGAAAATATATAGAACATTATTCAGCATTAAAAATTAGTAGAAGTTTAGATTCAATAGCTTCTATTTTTTCACTTGCGGTTAGATTTAATCCTGAAAATGATGATCATAAAGAATTATTTAAACCTTTACAATATCATTCAATTGAAATATATTCAGATGAAAATATTTTGATGTTTACTGGAACTATTTTAAATCATGCTTTTGATTCTGATAACTTTTTTAATTTATTAAAAATTTCAGGTTATTCAAAATGTGGAATTTTAGAGGATGTAACAATTCCGCCTAGTATGTACCCACTTGAAAGTAATAATAAATCATTAAAAGAAATTGCGGATAGTTTATGTAATGCTTATGGTATTGAAGTTTATTATTTATTAGATTCGGACACAGATGTTAATGGTGATTTCAATAAAAATGTAGGCACAAAAATAAAAACCTATAAAGCACCAAAAAAGAAACGCAAACAAACTACTAATACAGAAGTTAATCGTATTTTTAAAAAAACTACAGCAAGTGAAACCGATAGTGTAAAATCGTATATTTCAAAATTAACAAGCCAAAGAAATATTCTTTTATCACATAATAATTCAGGTGATGTTGTAATGTTTAAGCCAAACTTAAATGCAAAACCTAAATATTATTTTAATAAAGAAAATACTTTAAAAATGTCTAGTCAATGGGACGGACAAGGATTGCATAGTGAAATAAATGTAGTTAGACAGCCATCAGCAGAGAATAGCGGGGTTTCAACAGCTGATAAAATAAAAAACCCTTTAATAACAAAATATAGACCCACAACAAAAGTTTTAAGCAGCGGAGAAGATACTGATACTAGTAAGGCGGCAAATAATGAATTATCTTCAGAATTAAAAAATATTACTTTAAAAATAGAATTACAAGATTTATATTCTGATATTTTACCAGGTGATTTGATTAACGTGCATAATCATGAAATTTACTCTTTTGCTTATTCGCGTTGGATGGTTTCTAAAATAGATTTAAGTATTGATGAAAAAAGCACAACTACAAGTTTAGATTTAGTTTTACCAGAAACTTATTCAGGTGATATTCCAAAGCCTTTATTATTTTATTACGAATCTCATCAAAGACATAATTAATATGATCACGTTTAGCAAATATTTTGAAAGCACAATACAACAAGGCAAAAGGATTTTAAAAGTATTGCAATTTGGTGCCAAAACAGCAAATGAAAGCATGCCTTTTGGAATTGATTCACAACCTATAAAAGGAATGACTGCTATTTACGCGGATACTTCTAATAATAGTGAAAGTGTAATAATAGGCTATATTAATACAAATCAGCTATCAAATGCTGGTGAGATTAGATTCTATTCAGTTGATGAAAATAATGTCTTAAAATCGTTTCTTTGGCTTAAAAATGATGGTACATTAGAATTGAACGGTAATACTTATACTGCTGTAAGATTTGAGCCTTTACAAAGTGGAATAAACGCAAAAGATAATTTAATTAATATTGAATTGGGTAAAATTGCAGCGGTTTTAAATTCACTTGCTCCAGGTTCTTATACTGTAACTCCAATATCAACAAATATAACAAACGCAAAAAGTGAAGATGTAAAGATTAAATAATTTGTTTTTTTGTTTTTTGTTGGATAGGGCTATAATTGTAATGATTGTAGCCTTATTTTTTTTGTAATTCAAAAATATTTTGAAAAAAAGTATAAAAAAATTTTGTAATTCAAAATAATTTTATAATTTTACACCATAATCAAAAACGCAAAAACATGAAATCATTTGTTAACCTTTATTTGTCAACTACTATTCAAAATAAAAACGGTCAAGTAGTTAAAATTTTCAAAGTTCAAAAAGTAGGAACTAAAAGAACTTTTTTTGCTTTAGAGAATGAGCAAGGTAAAAAAATTTGCAATATAATGTTTGCAAGATTAGGAGAAGCCGAAAGAGTAACAAGAAACTATTTAAACCGATAGTTTTATGATTTCCTACAAACTATTAATCTGGTATCGCTATACTCAAAATGGCAAACAAGAAAAAGAGTGTGAATATTTTGAAGTTGAAGCTGATAATGTTCACGATGCTTTTAGACGTATTAAATTGATTTATTTTCCTGATAGAAGAAGAATACCAATAAGCTACAAACATTTTAACAACGAATATAGATGCTTTCCAACTTGCGTAAAAGATGAAGCGTTTAACAAACCGATTTTAAACAAAGAGTATTAACAATTAAATTTTATAAGATGTCAAAAACAGATTATGTATTAAACGTTCCAAAAATGGCACGTAAATTAGGTCAAGTTACCGATAAAAAGGGAACTGAAAGTGAATTAGCGGACTTTTTAGAATTATCACAACCTACTTTAACAAAGTGGAAAAAAGAAGCTCCTAGCACGTTAATTTCAATTAAGAAATATTGTGATGTTACTGGTGAAAGTTTTGATAGTCTATTTGAAAAGCTTTAAGTTATGGAAAAGCAATTAAGAATATTCAAAAAAGACAATATTTGGCATTGTGAACTATGGTGCGAACATGAAGAGCCTTTTATTAGCGGAATGTACTTTGAAGAAAAAGTAAGTGCTATTGACTTTCAAACTTTATTAGTTGAAATTGGAAATAAAAACTGGATTGATTTACTTAACAAATAATTATTTATCAAACATGGAAAAACAAATTGTTTTATTAGAAAATTTGAAAACATCAAATTTACCAGAATTACAAGGATTCAAAGAAAAGCAACTACAATTAGTTTCTGAATGTCCTTATGTTGAAATTATTGATAATCAAAGTTACGAAACAGCTAAAAAGCATCGTACTGCATTATTGAAAGGTCGGACAACTTTAGAAAACCAGGATAAGTTGATAGCATCAAAATTAACTGCATTTCGTAAAGAAGTTGCAAGTGTAACAAAAGATTTGATTGATATTACTCTTGTGCATGAAGAAAAACAACAAAGCGAAGTAAAACGTTATG